CAATATTGGCTATTGTTGGACGGCCGAATGTTGGAAAGTCAACATTATTTAATACCTCCAATGTATTCATGTATTTGTTTTAATTGTTCTTTGCTATCTTTTTGCGTGTATTTTCCTTTCCTGCCTGTTTTTGTTTTCTTTTCAGGAGGTGGAAAACCTTTGCTATTAAAGTATTGTCTAGCGTACTCAAAGAACGTTAGTGCATTAGTATAATTATGTTCGCCTAGCATTTTATGATATTCTAGGCTAGTTTTACGCCATTTATTGAAGTCGTTCCAGTTCAGTATCATAATTTACCTCTTTCATAAACCAACCGTTAAAAGGGATTTTTGTGATTATCAAAAATTTTAAATAACTTTCAGTAACACCGAAGTGTTTCGCCATATCCTCAAAAGTTTTAAACCATAAGAATTTATGACGATTTAAAGCACAATATTTATACACGTTTCGCTTCCTCTCTTCTTCTGATTTCTTCTAGTTCTGCTTTTCTACCTTTGAACTCCTCAAAGATTGATTTTTGAAGTGTTACCCAATCTTCTGCTTCGGAACGTTCAAAGCCCATTAGAACAGCCATGTTAATATAATCGTTATATTTGCCCATGTCTTTCTCATAAGGCTCATTAGGCTTTTTCCCTGCCCTTACAGAGTATTTCAAAGCGTTTGTTAAAGCAAAACCTTGCCCAGTTGTGAAGTTATATTGCCAAAATTTTAAGTCCCATTCACTTCCCCAAATTATAAACTCTTCTAATTGAATGCCGTATTTATTTGCGTAATATTCTTGAGCCATTATCTTTTAACCTCCAAAATTTCCTTTCCGTTTTCATCAAACACAACTGCTTTTGCAATCATTGTTGTTTCTTCCATATCTTCTCTAATAGCTTCTACTGCGGTTCGTAGTTTTCTAACTTCATAAGACCAACTCTCAGAACCGTCCTCTAAGATGTAAATTACTTTAATCATTTTTGTTACCTCTCTTAACTTGATGACTTAATTATATCGAATTCTTTTAGCTATGTCAATTACCATTTTGTTTCAATTCTATGTAATTTTTGTAACATTCTTCTGAACAGAATAATTTTTCAGCATTGCATTGTTTGCCACACGCTTGGCACGTTCCACCCTCTGCGATGAAATGAACGTTTTGAACACCCCATTCATTACACCAAAATTCCAACGTGTTATTTGCTTGTTGTTCCTCCATGCCTAGATTGTCAACCATATATTTAAAACACAGGGATAACTTAGCTTCAAACTTGCTTAGATGTTCTTGCATGAAGTCGTACACTTCTGTTACGTCAGCTTTTGACTTTCTAAATTCCTCTAACTGTTCTAGGTCTGTCAATCGTGGGGGATATTCTCTCTTAGTTCCGTCATCATAATAATATACTACTTTTTCAATTGCCATTATTTGATACCTCTTTCTTTGATTTTGTTTGCTACTACTTTGTAGTACATTCTTGTTTCATTGATAAAAATGTCGTCTACTTTGCTTTCTTTTTGACGTTTTCCTTTTTCTTCTAGGCTATTTAATAACTTAACAAGCCCTTTTGCACTAAAGTTTTCAATGAAGCGTGTTACTTCTTCTTTTTTGTCTGTTTTAACGCCTGTTAAACGCTCATAGAGAACGATTAAGACATCGAGCATAGAAATATCTTCCATTTGTTTATAATACATATAGACGTTATTTAGAAGCCCTAGAAGCATATCATTTTCAATATCTGTTACTGGTTCTTTTTGTTGAAGTCTTACAACTATTTTATTAAGTGTTTCGAGTGCAATTTTCATTTTTTTAGTTCCTTTTCTAGTTTATTTAATTCTAACATATTTCTTTTGAAAAATCTACTACTTTGCTCAGCTTTTTTAATTTCGCCACAATCTAGATATCGTTTAATTCTTTCAGCGTCACGAACCATAAACTCAAAACGATTTCTAGCCCAACGCTTTTTGTTTTCTCTTTCTAGTTTATCCATTCAGTTACCTCTCTTAACTTGATGACTTAATTATACAAAAGAAAAACCGCAATGTCAAAGACAAAGCGATTAATCGTTAATTTCTTTTACTTTTCCATTTTGTTTCAAAACTGTTAAAAGACTTTCTGCGTCGTTTTTGGTTTCCTCGTATTCTTCCCCCTCTTTTTGTTCTTCCTCTAGTATCTCTTTAGGTTTGTTCCCAGTAGGGTCTATGATTTGAAATTGTTCCCCTACATAACCTAGACAAACCTCTTTGTCGTAAGCATAGTTACGTGCCTCAACAGTCAAAATTGAATACTTGCTATTCTTTCCCATTTTAGGGCTAAGACATAAACAGAATTCAAACCATGCACCAATTGCCGAACTACCTAAAGCATGAGTGCTACGAACTCTAAAACTCTTTTCCTCTAACGATTGATTATTTGTATCTTTTCTAGCATGTGCAATCAATAAAAATGTTACATCATTTAAAAGCAACTTCAACCGTGTTATGTTATTCAGCACGTCATTCATACTTGACATGTCATTTAGAGTGTTTCTATCTGTCAGCATGTCTTTCAAGTTATCCAAGATGACGAACTTAATATTATTGTCTTTGATGAATTTATAAAGTCCGTTCATGTGGTTTGTGTTATCTAGCTTAAAAATTCCCCCTGTGATGAAATGTAAGTTATCAGGAACATCACTATAAGCCTTTAATCGTTGATGTAAGACGAAGTCAGTATCTTCATTGTCAATTATAAGCACGTTCGCTTTTTTAGTTTTAAAATAGCCAAAGGGGACACCCTTAGCTACGCTTAAAGCCATTTGTAAAGTCGTAGAACTCTTAAAAGACTTCTGTGGTGCAATTGTTAGACCTGCCTGCCCTCGTGGTATTAAGTGTTCTATCAGCCATTCATTACCACCCTTAAAGTCCTCTTTCTCTTGTAACTCCTTAGCAGTTATGACACGTTCAAACAAGTCTTGCATTTTAATCAACCCCTTTTACTTTATAGTCAATGAAAATGATGTTTTTATCACGCAAGGGTGTAAAATAAGTTTTAAATTCATAGTCAGGATAGATGTTTTGTAATTTAACTAGCCAATACTTAGCTCGTTTTACCTGCCATTTAAAGTTCTTTGCTTTCTTGATATCTTTGTTAATTGCTTTGATGTCGTCTTTAATTGTCATTTGAAAGACCTCCATAGTGTAATAGCAAGAGCGATTATAAGTAAAAAGTCAACTATAAAAATAAATGATAAAATTATAGTGACAAAAGTTGCCAAAACCGTCAATCTTTGTACCCTCCTTTAATTAAGTCCACTAAACCTAAGATAAAGTTACCTAGGCAACACAAGAACCAAACTCCGAACAAAGAATGGTCAACACTTGCGACAATTCCAAACATAGCTGACATTATCCAATAAACGATAAACATATTTAAATACCTCTTTCTTTTTATCTATGCTTTAATTATAGCCGAAGTTATATTACAATTCAAGCTATTAAATATTTCTTTTTAGTTACTTCGCTAAAGGTTATAACTATCCACGCAAACGCAGTTTTTTATCCCCCCTCTTGAATTAATTAATATGTCAGCGCTAGTAACTCAATTAATCCTCACATCAATTTGGCTATGATGAACACCCAAGCGGTAACTTCTTATTTAACTTTGCCTGTGTTGGGGGAACGTTTAGAACTTGCTTCCATTGACATCACACAGGGCTACCGCTTTGCCTAATTCATTACTTGCGCCTTATTCAGTACGGTTTTCATATACTCACTTTCTAAGACATCAGACAAGCCTTAGACGTATTCAATTTTTATATATATTATTATAACACATGCTTTTTTAAAATCAATCAAAAAAATCAGGGTCAAAAATAGAAGAATGGCTCAACTGTGGGGATAGTAATGAATATATTATTTTTTGGTTACAAATTATTTAATAAAATTGTAAACTATCTAAATCTTTTGTTGGTATGATAAAAGTAAAACTAAAAAAGTGGTATGCTATAATAACACCATAATCAATGAGGGAGGTAAAAGCATGGCAGAAAAAAACATCTATTTTGTTAATGATGAAGTAGAACTAAAACAAGTGTTAGAGTTTATTTCTAAAACTGACTACGGTGTCAACGTTGACAAAAGTCAAGAAGATGTTTACGCAGTCGTGACTTCTTATAGCCTACCCATTTAAGAGGATAGAAATGAAAAAAATTTTAGCTATTGATTTTAGTACTGCTAGTAAGAAAGACGAGGGAACAGGGTACGCTTTTAGAAAAGACGGTCAATTGTTTGTCGGTTCTATTAAAGCATATAACTCAAAGAAGAACGCTTGGGAACGTACCTTTGACATTGTAAACGCAATTAAAGATATTATTGATGAGTTTGACTTGAAAGATTATCATCTAGCCATAGAAACGCCTATTATGGGTAGAAACAGAAAGCACAGTATTACGCTTGCTAATTGTAACGGTTATTTTATCGGTGCTATTGACGGTCTAGTAAATGGCTATACTTTCATAGATAACTCTAAATGGTGTAGCTATCATCTTATTTCAGGCAAACGAGAACAACGCAAAGAAGAAAGTCTTGAGCTTTTAAAAGCTACAGGCTTGGTTGATTCTAATTGCAAAGATGACAACATGGCTGACGCTTATAACATCTTAACATATTGTGAATACTTGGGTTAATTGTTCCCTTATAAAAAACAATAATCAAAAATGGAGGTGGTAAAAATCAAGATATCACAAAACGGTTTGAACTTGATTAAAGAGTTCGAGGGTTGCCGATTGACTGCTTATAAACCAGTACCGTGGGAACAAATGTACACAATCGGTTGGGGACATTATGGAGTAACAGCAGACACAACTTGGACACAATCGCAGGCAGATAGTCAGCTAGAATTTGACATCAATAATAAGTATGCACCTATGGTTGACGCTTATGTAAAAGGCAAAGCAAATCAAAATGAGTTTGACGCTTTGGTTTCATTGGCTTATAATTGCGGTAATGTTTTCGTTGCTGACGGTTGGGCAGAGTTCAGTCATGCCTATTGTGCTTCAATGATACCGAAGTATCGTAATGCAGGCGGTCAAGTGTTACAAGGTTTAGTACGACGCAGACAAGCAGAACTTGACTTATTTAATAAACCAGTTACTGGAAGTTCAAACCAAAACAATCAAACAAAAGGAGTAATTAAAATGTATCTTATTAAAGGACTAGACGGAAGCGGAAAACCTAAACATTGGTATGTTTCTGACGGTATAAGTATTCGTCATATTCGTACAACACGTATGTTGGATAACTACCAAAACAAATGGGCTAAACTTAACTTACCAATTGACACAATGCTTTGTACTGAAATTGAAAAAGAGTTCGGTATCAAAATTGACATGAATTCAGGAGAGTTCAAATAAGGAGGAGTGAATGAGCTTATTTAATCTATCACGCAGAGCGGAAGATGTGAGCTTTTCAACTTTCACAGTCCAAAACCCTACAACTGATTTGTTACTAGGTAAGTTATTGGGCTTAGTTTCCTATTTTGATAATGTTGATTATTCCGAAGCGTCCAAACTAGAAGATTTATTCTATTGGGCTTTACAAGGTCAAGAAGTTTATCGTGTTTGGTATGGTGGTTTCAAGTATTACGCTCAAAGAGTAAACGCAGACCAGTTTAACATTTTAGTCAGAGAACCAAATCGCAGACAGGTCACTATTAGAACAAGCGATTATGAAATGTTGCTTAACCCTTTCTATGGTGCTAACCCACAACGGTTTGGTGTAATGTTTGGAATGGCTAGTAATGGTATCGGTAGACGTCTTGATTCTCAAGCTCAAATCAAAATCTATTGGAAAACTAAAGTTTCTAGTGGTTTGAAAGAAGTTTGGGACAGAATTCGTGAACGTCTAACACAACAACAACAACTTGCCAGAGAATTTAATGGTGTATCGGTTATCGGTTCAGATGACGACATCAAACAGATTCAGCCAGATTATAGCGGTTCACTACAAAATGACGCAAACCTTGCAATAGAGATTGCTTTGAGTGAGTATGGAATGCCTAGAGAATTGTTATATGGACAAAGTAATGAAGTTACTATTATCGCTTTCGCAATTCAAAAAGTGTTACCACTATTAAAACAACACGATAAGAACATCGTTTTCAATCAAGAGAACTTTGTAGCTTATATATCAACAACGGCAAAAGGGGGAAACATTGAAAGTAAAAGCAGTAAGAGGGATAGCGAACCCGTTGGGAACAATTGATTCACACGGTACTGTTATCGAGTCCATTGCTAACGCAGGCGACGGAGTAGATATCTTAAACCGTCATAGAGAAAAGATTGGTTCAGGGTTCGTACATCTTGAGGGGGACAATGTAATTCTAACAGGTTACGTTGACGAAGAACAGTACACAGCCGAAAAGATTGAGGAAACAGGGCTTTCAGTTGGTTTTAATGCTAACGGTGTAAAAGCTCGTGAAATTGACGGAGTAGGCTATTACAAAGATGTTACAATTACGGAGGTGTCACTAACTCCGTTACCAAGTAATAAAGGTGCTAAAGTGACAAAAGTACGAGAAGAAGAAAAAGGAGAACAAGAACAAATGGGTGCAAACGAAACACAAGAAATCATGAAACAAGCAATCGAAGCAGGTGTAAAAGTTCGAGAACTTGAAGCTAAAGTGACAGAGCTTGAGAAAGAACGCGAAGAAGTTAAAAAAGAACGTGAGGCTTTAATTCCTAGCGAAAAACCAGAAGACGCAGAACGTAAATTTATGCGTGAACTTGGTTCAAAAATGGCTGAAATGCCTGAACAAGGTTTCTTGCGTGAATTTGCTAATGGTGCAGATTTGAATGTTGTCAACTCTCTAGGGTCTATCACTTCTAAATATGCACGTAAGTCAGGTATCTATGACGGTGCTATGAAAGCACGCTTCCAAGGTTTGACACTTGCAGAGGACGGTGTAGATGATACATTTATCTCTGGTACTTTCAAAGCAGGTACAGACAAAAATAAAGCTCAGACGGCTACAAAACGTTCACTACGTCCACAAATGGCAGAAGCATACCTACAAATGGACAAAGCAACTGTGCGTGGTGTAAATGATTCAGGTGCATTATCTGAATACGTAATGTCTGAAATGGTAAACCGTGTTATTCAAAAAGTGGAATACAACATGATTCTTGGTTCTGCTGACGGTTCTAACGGTTTCTATGGTTTGAAAACTGCCACAGACGGTTGGACAAAACAAATTCAATATAAAGATTTGTTTGAGGGTATTACTGACGCAGTTGCTGAATGCTCAATTTCTGACGCAATCACAATTGTTATGAGTCCACAAACTTTTGCAGAGTTGCGTAAAGCTAAAGGAACAGACGGACGCTCACGATTCAACGAGTTGGCGACAAAGGCTCAAATCGCTCAATCGTTTGGTGCTGTTAATCTCGAAACACGCGTCTGGATGCCTAAAGACGAGGTAGCGGTATACAATCATGATGAGTACGTACTTATCGGAGATTTGAACATGGAAAACTATAACGACTTTGACCTCCGTTATAACGTTGAACAATGGCTTTCTGAAACTCTTGTGGGTGGTTCTATCCGTGGTAAAAACCGTTCAGCATACTTAAAAAAGTAACGAATGAGGAAGTTTAAAGAGGTAAAAAATAAGAAAGGGAGTAAATAATGGCTGAATTTAATATTACAGACCGTTATGCTCAACAAATCAAGAATGTGATAAATGGGGGGGAGATTGGCGATAAGTTCCCTCTCTTGTCACGTATCCCTAAAGTTGGGGCTGATTTGTTGCAGTCGGTTGATTTAACAGGCTTTCCTGAAGCTAAAGAACAAGGGCAAACAGGTAGCGTGTTAAACGTAAATGAAGAAACTTATAAAATTCTCACACCTCGTGGCTTTGGTTTTGGTATTAATCTTTCTGATTCAGGGAATTTAACTGCTGACGGTGTACAGAGTGCATTGAATACAGTACGAGATACTTTGTATCAAACAATCGAAAGTCATTTAATTTGGGGTGGAGTTCATAGCTCAATCGCTTCAAGTTCAATTGTTGGGGCGATTAAACAGAAAGCAAGTGCCGATAAGTTTTCACAGTCAGGCGATGATATTCTTCTTGTGAAAGAAAATGATTTCACACCAGTTGTTAATGGAGTAACTAAAATTGAAACTTTGAGCTTTAAGCACTATAATGACGGAGGGGATAACACTTTTGACAAGGTACTTATTAACCCTTACAAGGGCGTTCTAGCAGGGGACTTGGTACCAGAATTTAATGTGACTAAAGATGTTCGTCATAATAAAGTGCAAGTATATGGTACTATTACCGTTTGCGGTGGTTTCCTCAAAGACGGTGCTATTAAAGTTTGGAAGTAGTAGGAGGATAAAAATAAATGGCATATACATCAAAAAATGAACTTACCCACGGTCTAGGGTATGGGGTAGTCTTCACAGACCTTACAGGGTCAAAAGCAGGTATCCCTATCGCAGGCTTGCGTGGTATTGAAACAGATAGTAAACAAGAAAACAAAAACTTCTATGCAGGTTTTAATGCACCTTATCGTACAATCGCAGGTGCTAAAGATACACAAATTAAAGTTAAATCTTATGACTTGCCTGACGATTTTGCAACTCATGCTTTAGGGTTTGGAAGTGTTTCAGGGTTCTTGACTGACGACGTAGCAAATTATAAACCTTATGGATTCGCTTATGCTGAACGTTACCGTGACAATGACGGAACAGGGTACAAAGCAACATTCTATCCAAGTGTTCAGGCTACCACACCAAGCGATACAGCGGAAGCGGACGAGGAAAGTCCAACAGGTAAAGAGTATGAACACACAGCAACGGTTACAACTGGAGATTTTACACTAGGGGGCAAAAAACGCTTGTTTGTAAAATTCAAAGTGTCTGACGCAGACTTAGCAAGAGGTACAAGTGGACCGGCACTAGCTTTTAAAAAGTTGTTTAATGAACTTAAACCGCTCGCTGTTACTGACATCAAAGCGTAATTTTTAAGAGTGGAGGGCTTGGAATTAATAGTTCCCACTCTTTTATTTTAATTTATAAGGAGAATAGAAAAATGAAGAAAGAAGATTTTAAATTTGATTTTAAAGCATTAGAACGTATGGAAGATAACGGAATTTACTTCGGAGATTTGAACGAACGAGATTATCACAGTTTGGCATTGTTCTTTTGGGCTTGTTCGCCACAGTATACACTAGATGAAATTCTAGGGGCTTTAATTGGTGGACTTTTACCTGTCACAGTTGCTGAACTTATGGAGCAATTAGTAGACGAAACAAAAAAAGCGATAGCACTAGCAGAGAAGAAATAAGGGACGACGCAAGAATTACAACACTTGCAATTGTTAGTGCTATGACTGCTTTTAGAGTTCCTTATGAAGTATATAGCCATAGACCTTTAGGGTGGACACTCAAATTAATTTCAGAGCTGACGCCTAAAGAGAAGAAGAAAACAACCGCAGAAGAGTTAAACAAAGCAGAGCATGTGGAGGTAAAATTATGGCAACCACCAAGCAAGTCACAGGACTAGAAAAGTTCACAGAGAAACAACTTAAAAAAGTCTGGTTAGAAATGGCTGACGCTTTTAACTCTAATCAGAATACAGTAAAACGCAGTTATAAAAGTTCATTAGGTGGCGACTTTTCAGGATATCGTACTAAATTTGACACAAAGAAAATTACCAAACAAGTTACTAGGTCATACGGTTCACTTAAAAGTGGTAACATTGGTATTATTAACGGTTTTAAAGCTAAAGATGAAAGTTGGAGAATGCTCAATGTCTTGCTTCATGACCGCCACTTACACCAAAGATACGGACAAACACTAGTTAAAGCCACTCACAAAATGGACGATAAAACTAAAATGATTAAGCGTAAATTAAGGAGTATAACAAACAATGGCTAAAGAAAAATATGTCATTCAGGCAGAACTGGACACTAAGGGCGTTTTAAGTAGTGCTAGGGAAGCACAAAGAGAGATTAATAATATTGGTCGCCTAGCTAAAGAAACGAACAAGAACGCTCAAATAACAGGTTCTGTGACTATGAAAGACAAAGGTATTAAAGAAACACAAAGAGCTTTAAATCTTGCTAAACAGAACGTAGATAATTTAACAAAGGCACTTGCAAACGCAAAGATGTCAGGTGCTACACAAAAACAAGTACAGGCATTAGAGAGCCAGTTAGTTAAAGCACAAACGCAAGCGACTAGATTAAGCACAGAACTTTCAAAGATTGGTTCAAGTAAGGGGTTCAGTTTATCAGGTGCTTTTGATAGTGTTAAAAGTTACGGTTCAAATATGCTATCTACTTTCTCAAAAATTGGGAATGTTGTTAGTGGTGTTTCGGCAGCGATTGGGCTTGTTACTGGTGGAATTTCAAAGGCTACTGACTTGGTTGGTGGTTTTGCTAACAACTTGATGACTACTTATGACCGTCAAATTCAAGCACAAAAGAGCTTATCAGCTACTTTGTCAGACGGTGCAGAGGGTTACAAACGTTTCAATTCATACATTGATTCAGGTAGTGAACTTCTAAAATCACAACGTAATGACCTGAACGAGTTAGGGTCTACCATTTCAGGTTATACTAGTCTAACAGGCGACCAAGCATTTAAAATTGTTAATTCAATTAATGCCGTAGGGGACAGCTTAGGGCTAACAATGGACACACAGAAACAATTTTCTTATGGTTTAGCTCAAGCGTTGGGTTCTGGTACGTTACACGCTCAAGATTTTAACCAAATTATGCAGTCAGCTTTGGGTGCACAGTTCCGTGATATGTTGATTCAAGCATATAACGAAATTAACCATACTAGCATAGGTATGGGAGAGTTCAAGCAAGCTATGGAAAATGGTGCAATCGGTACAGATGTAATGAACCGAGCTTTAGTATTGTTTCAAAATAAAGCAAATGAGCTTGTTGCTTCTGGTCCTAGCACGTGGGGGCAAATTCGTGAAATGATTACCAACGGTTTCAATACAAGTGCATTGGACGGTTTCCGCAAAGGTTTAGGCGATACAGGCATTGACATGGGTAACCTAGGAAACAACGCCACAACAATGGCAAGCACTATCGGTAGTCAGTTAGGTCAAATGGCAGGTAAAGCAGTTGGTGCATTGACACAAATCATTGACAAGAACCATGACGGTAAAGTGTCACAAGATGAAATGAAAGGTGCAATTAATGATGCTAAACAAGCAGTTGAAAACTTTTTCAATAAAATCAATTATACTTCTATCGGTAGTTTCTTAGGTAAAGTTGGTTCGGCTATTAGTTCATTAAGAGATTTGTACAATTGGGCTAATAACGCTTATAGTGCCGTCCAAAGTGCTTTGAACCTTTCACGTAGCGTTGGGGGTAATACTGGTTTACTTGGTAAAGCATTAGGTTTCAGAAAGAACAGTACATGGGGTGACGCTTTTAGTGATTTTCATTGGTTAAGAAGTAATATTGACCCACTTGGAATTAAAGAACCTACTTCACTAGGTCAAAAAATTCTAGGTTCAAGAAATGGACAGTTACCATTAGACTTGCAATTCTTTGCAGGTGGTAGAGAAGCAATCAACAGAGCCGTGAATGCGGTACAACCTTATGCACGAGCAACTAAAGGAACAACGGCAACACCAAGCATTGGAACACAAGACAACTCACAACAAGACATCAAAATCTACGTACAATCAAGTGCAGACGGTCGTAGAATTGCGAACGAAATTTATAACAAACTGGAAAGAAATGGGGTAAAACTAAACAAGCGTTGATTTATACTAAAAGTAAGCTATACAATGACCCTAGGTGGATAAAAAAGGCACGTGAAGAAAAGAACAGGGTAGGACATTGTGAGAAGTGTTGGAGTACAGAACACTTAATTTGTCATCACGTTATTCCCTTACAATGGCAAAATGATATGTTAGAAGTCAATAACTTTGACAAAGAAGTGATAAACGTACCTACCGAAGTTCTTTGCCATAAATGCCACCAAGGAATGGAAAGAAGTGGTGATTTGATTGACTATGCTAGAATTATAGCGGAGGGCTTAATATAAGGAGATATAAAAAATGAGTTTAATTCAAGACTGGATAGGACAAGAGAAAGATAATGGCGAAATGATTAAGCTACTAAAGAAAAAAGTGGCTAAAATAGAGCATGAAATAGACTACAAAAAGGCAGATAAAATATTTAACTTCATTGAGGAGTTTATGACTTTGCCTAATAACGAACGTTTTAAAATCATACCATATCACAAGGCGGTGCTTACTTTGATGTATTGCACTCCTTACCAAATTGATGAATTTGTTGTTATTGTAGGACGCTCAAACGCTAAATCTATTCTTGATGTCATGATAGCCTTAATTGAACTCTTTTTGTTTCCTAAACCTAATAGCGTTATTGCTTTAATGGCTACCAAAAAAGACCAAGCAGAAAAAATCTTGATGAAGCATTTTAGAGCTATGGGAAACTGTCAAGGTACTATCATTAATAAGTTTAAAAACCAATTCAAGCTGAATAAAGAGCAAATCATTGTAAAAGATAACTCAATTCTAAAAAGCAAAGGTACAGAGATTTCTATCTATGCTAGTAACGAGGACACGCTAGACGGTGGACGTGAACAACTTGTTATCATAGATGAGTTTGGAGCGTTTAAAAAGAACCCACTTATTACGATTAGACAGGGGCTAAGAAAAAATAAGGGGACGCTTTTTATATCAACCACAAACAACGTTATCCGTGGCGGTGCTTATGATGATGAATTGGAAAGTTGGAAAGAATGGGTAAAAGATGATGATTTCAGCCATTGGGTATTCTATTACGCCTTAGACGATTATGACGAAGTAAAAGACAGTTCTAAGTACATTAAAGCTAACCCAGCTTTAGGGTATACTTTAACGCTTGAGGACATTCAAAAGGACTTTATAGGGGCAATTGGTAACCCTGTTAAAATGGCTAAGATTATCACTAAACGCTTTAACTTGTCAATGACTGATAGCACTACAATCTTTACAAAACAAATTGTAGACAAATGCTTAGTACCTCCTTTAGACTTCGAGGGTCGTTTGGTTGCTATTGGTTCAGACTTTTCAGTTCGTGGAGATGTTTGGGGTACTGTAATAGGTTACAGAGAAAACGGACACTATTATTTTAAAGCTATCCCTATCATGCCAGAGAGTGCAGACGACAAATTTAAGCACTTAGGGGAAACAATAACACACGAGGGCATTAATAATATGTCAGATGAAGCATGGGACGCTTTTATGAGTGCTATGAATGGTAGTGTTCCAATTGCGTTGAATTATGACCCTAACTATGCCAAGAATTTCATTGATAAATTTGAACAAACTTATGACATTGAATTTTATAACAAAGTAATGCAGAACAGTTTTAAGTTATCTAATACCCTAGAAGCCACACAGAAGCTCATGGAGGAGGGTAAAATACATTTTGATAGCAAACTACTAGCGGTGCATTTAATGAACGCAGAAACGAAAATAAACGATTTTGGGCTTATGCGTATTATTAAAAAGGGCTATACAGATAAGATTGATTTGGCTGACGCTTTAATTAACTTGATGTGGTGGTTCTTAGAAAGCGAAGAAAGTGAGGACTATTTTATTTAATGGCTATGACAGAAGAAGAAAACAAAAAAATGCTAGAAGCATTAAAGACCCTAGCTTTTGGAGGTAAAGAAACAAAGACAGTTATACAATACAAAAACAACGCAAACGGACGAAAGACAGAAACAGGGCGGACAGTTACAGAAGTAAACAAACTGCCAGACCGTTCGGCATTGTTGAAATTAATGGAGATTGAGGGAGTTTATATTGACGCAAACGTTAAACTCAAACAGCAGAAAGTTGACGAAGTAAGCACAGAAAAAGAACTAGTAGACTTAGTGGAGGGCTTAGCAATCGAATGACTATTTTCAAAGCATATTGTTGGAACTCTAACACAGGTAGAGATTTTACAATTAAAAAGCCTAATTGGAACATTGTACAACGTTGTTCTTTAAAGAGTATCGAAACAATTCAATATTTGCCACAACATATCTATTTGTTAGACGGAACGACAGGTCCAGAAACAAGCAAGCGTTGGCAAAGGAAAAAATGTCCTGATGACTGGAATAGACCATATAGTTATGGTTCTATTGTCACTAAACCGCAAGGAGAGAATAAAATAAGCGGTATTGCTTTTTGTACAGATTATGAAAGAAAACAACATCCTAGCTTATACCCTAACTTTATAAAACCTAACCTCACACAAGGGCAAAAATATGGATTGTCAGGCACTTTATACAATCCAGGTATAAATGTACTAGAGGTACGGTTAAAATTGCTATACGGTACCAAAAATGAGCTTGTAGGTACATACCGAGTTCAACCTGATCAATACTTAGATGTAAAAGAAATTTACACGCTACCTAGTACGGAAACGGTTGAAAAGTTTGGTATAGCTTTTGAAGTGGCGCAAACAAGCGATTTTGTACAATTTGAAGTGTATTTGCCTAAAATTGAACAAGGTGGAGAGATCACTCCGTTCGTTGAGGATAGAGATGAATTTAATGGCTATCGAAAAACCAACACAGACGACGGAACGCCGCCATTTACAGGGACTTATGAGGGTACACCACCACAAAGTACCGATTATAAAGTTTATACTTGGACAGGTTCTAAAACTGATAAAGAGCTTTTTTACTTAGAAGAAAGAGGAATTTGCAAACAAGAAGCCGTTTGGTGCTATAGTCGCCCCCTTAATCAACGTGTATTGATTGGAATTGATTCAGACACTTATGACACCGAAGCAGGTAGAACGCTCAAATTTCATGTTTTGAACGGAAATAAGGGCATATTTGATTTGACTGGTAGCGTCATTTATCCTGAACAGTTCACAGATAAACGTCAAACTTTTGACAGCGATACAAAGGCATGGGTAGATAACCAAGAACCGTTATACGTTACTGACGCAAATACTGCAATTGATTGTACTTTCGGAGAAATAGCAAGTAACATCATAGAGGGGTATTATTACCAACAAGCTGATAAACGTTACAGAGTAGATGAACTACTTCGTTCAGCAATGGTTAACACAGGTTACAACATGGGTTCTTATTGGGCTGGTTGGGACTTTGATAGCTACGCGAATGAAATGCGTGCAAGTTATAACATTGAGAATTGTAGGGTTAGTGAAAAAATAAATTATAGTTCTATGAATGAATGGACTGGAAGCGTGTCTTTTCCTACTGGTGTTGTTTTAGCACCTTATAAACCAAAACTAAATGAAACGGACACTAAAAAACTCAAAGGGGTTTCTAGTGCAACAAGTATTTGGGCTACTGGTGTATTAAGAACAGAGCGAAGTACAGAAGATTGGTTTAGAAAATACGAAAATTCAATAACTAGACCAGTACCAACGCAAATTCTTTTTGCTAATTATAACACTAAAAAAGCATGGTTATTTCAACAACAAACCAACGGAACGTGGAGCAAAAGTGGAGAATTCACGATACCAGGAAGCGCCACGGCATTCGCTAGAGCTTGGGGTATTATACCAAAAAATGGAGAATTGAAAGGTAATGTTATCATGACAGATAAGAATTACGTTGATTTTCCTGCAAACGTTAGACCGATAACGCTAGGAGTGGAAGAACTGTTCCCAGTTATCAAGTATAACGAAGTTAAGTTTAACCCTCAAATGTACGCAACTGCTTACAATACCAAGCTATTTTGGTGGGGACAAAAGGCGAACGTAAGCAACTTAACTTATGGGGAATGTGGGGTTCGTTCGGTTGATTTTATGACTGGTTTATGTACAATAGAAAGGATATATAAATAATGTTTTCATGGTTAAATTTCGAGGAGTTATTAATTCATAACCCTATTGAGTTGATAAACCCTAGTAAAGATACAATAAGCGTAGCAATGAGTAAAAAGCAGTATATAGAGTTTTTCAGTAACAAATATACTTATAATGGTCTGTATTATGACGAAGCAATGGACTTCTGTCTGTTTTATTATGCTGACCCTTTGCAGAGTGTCAAAGACGGAGATGTTTACGCTCAAGGGTATATTGATGTAGAAATGAAGATATACCGTGTAAAATGGTTGTGTAACGTTTCTATCAGTAGTCCTAGTGGTTTATTACAAACTACTGACGGAACGCAAGGAGTGCCACAAGAGGGTGGAAAATACACTCACACAGCATGGGCATATAGTGCAGACGGTGCAGATAGATTCTCAACTGTTTATCCGAAACCTAACCTTTTAAACGGAACTAAAGTTCATGATATTTTCAAAGGAACCGGAACAGCGAACAGAGGGGGAACACAAAGATACACTCTTGACAAAGGTCTTAAAATAAGTGACTTGAAATTAAGTAGATACCAAGATTTAATTTTTGAGTTTGACTGGAAAGCTACCGGAACAAATCCATCAGGAACTTTCGTTTATCAAACTCAAACCTATTACAAAGGAACGAGTGTAACTGTTTCTCCAACAAATACTTCTGGGCATGTTAAAAATACATTTTATAACTTACCAGTAACAACAGATATTTCAACTTTTATAAAAATTAGACAAGATAATATTCCTACAACTGTCACAGTAGAAATATCTAATCTAATGATGTATATTGTCGATTATTCTCCTTGGATGCCTTCAGCTAGTGAAGTTACAACTGCTGACTGGCCTAGTTACATTGGTCAATACACAGATTACACGCTAGAGGATAGCACAAACCCTAGTTCTTACACTTGGAGAGAAATACAAGAGGACAAATGGAACGTTACAAAAACCGGCATGCTAGTAAGTCCACAAGCTAAACATATTACAATGGTCCAAGCAGGTGCATTGATGAGGTGCGAAATTAATAATAATATTACAGGTTGGACGGACGGAACAACACAATTAAATTATAGCGGTCAAGATTTTGTTATTGACGGTTACGGAATGAGAGGCTTACACAATGGATAGTACAATAAACGGTAAAACGGTACATATAAACAACCCATTAGACCTTATAGGGTTAGGACGTAGGGAAATCGAGTTTAATATTCCTAAAGCTGATTATTGGGAAATGTTCAAAGAAACTATGCAAGTACCTACAATGAAACGTGGAGGGTATAAAAACTTGCTCAAAGGTGGTTGGGTATTTGTTGACCCTTTTAATCAGGGTAGGGATTTGTGGACTAAAGACTACTTCACAAAAGCAGGGGCAAACGCGCCATGTTGGACAGATTTTGGCGGTAGCGGAGATATTTTTGATTATGGTACTTATGAAAGTGGATATTATGGTTTTAAGTGTCCTGATACTAAAGATAAAGAAGATTATACCAAATTCAATCAATTAAATATTTTAAAGCCTAATACTACATATACTTGGCAATGGGACATGAAGCGTACAAATTCCTTTACAAAGGGAGATATGGAAACTTTTATGGGAATAGCTTCAAGAACTATCATTGACTTAACTAAACCTGTTTATGTTAATGGAGAACTATACCAACAGGCGGAAAATAGCACCGAGGGTTTTGTTAGTTGGAATAGAAGAATAAATAGCGAAGATACTTTTTGGCATAAGTGTGTTTTCGTGTTCACTACTAAATCAACTTTACCTAATCAAGGTGAACGCTCCTTGCGCTGGAGAGCTAAAAAAGGTAGTTCTTGGAAAGTAAAAAATATCATGTTGTTTGAGGGTTCAGAACAATTAGGGACTGAATTCAGGTTACATGATGAAGAATATTATGATTGGACTTTCTATGAGGGAAAACAAGGAATGCGTGAAGTGTCAGCAAACTTTGGTTTTTATTATAGCGAAGATTATGCTTTTTGTTCAGCATTTAAGGTCAATATACATAAAGGGTTTGAAACAAGAGGCTTTAACCCAGTTACACAAGAGTTTGAATGTAAAGCAGAAGTAGAGAACTTTGCACAAATTGTCAACCCTACAATCAAATACTATCAGGATATTAAACAAATACCTGATAATGTGAATTGGAATAATACTATCATATACAACCCTAAACCGAACGGAATAGACTACTTACAATGTAAAGCTAAAGGGAACTATATGACCTTATACAAAGTCAGAGATGATAATTATAGTTCATACGTTCCTAAACGTTGGCAAGCTACATTTTTTGATTCAGTTCCTAGCGGTAAATGGCTATATGGTGGTTACTGTTATACTGGTACATTACAAACATACGAGATAGAAAACTAATAATAAAGGAGAAGAAAGAAAATGATTGAAACATTGAAAGCAATTGGCTTAGTTGTATTTATGCAGTTACTTAGTTTAGCACTAGAGTTTATAGACACAGGTACTTTAAAACCTAGTGTTAGAAAACGTATATCAGTAGAATTAATTGTCCTATCTGTTTATGTTGCAGGTATGACAGTCTTTAAAGGTATGATTAGTAATGAACTATTAACACTCATTGGAACTGTATACTTAACAGTAGTAGTTAGTCATCTGTATAAGTTCTTAACTAATAAGAAAGAAGAAATAGAGGGAGGAGATAAAGAAGAATAGTATAGTAGTAGTATAATACTAGTGTATATAGTATGATAGTATAGCATAGCAATCGTTACAAAAATAAACTTTGTAGCTTTGTTGTGCTTTTTTTGTTTTAAAATTTTGTTCGAGATTAAAGGGGGTGTGATATAAAGGGGGTGGGTTTTC